ATGGAAGGGAGTCCATTGAAGCGGGCGACGAACGCATCGCGGCGGTCGCCGGGCAGATCAGCCGCCAGATCGTCATGCGCGCGCAAGCTCACGCCGGGCAACTGGGCGAATGTGAACCTGACGGAGGAGGAGAGCCTGCTGATTGCGGATGAATGGGTGAGCCATGCACACCCGCCGCAATATCCGCTCCAGCTTCCCAAGCCTATCTGGCTGATGCTTGGCGGGCGCGGCTCCGGCAAGACAAGGCTCGGCGCGGAATGGGTGAACGCGCTGGTGCGGCGCATTCCGCCTTTCACGCTCACCCGCTACGGGCGGATCGCGCTAGTCGGCGAGACGCTTGGCGACGTGCGCGAAGTGATGATCGAAGGGCGTTCCGGCATCATCCCGGTCTCGCGCCACGACCGGCCGCGCTACGAAGCGACCCGCCGGCGGCTCGTCTGGGGAAACGGCGCGGTGGCGCAGGCCTTTTCCTCGGAGGATCCCGACAGCTTGCGTGGGCCCCAGTTCGAGGCCGCCTGGGGCGACGAGGTCGCCAAGTGGAAGAATGGCGAAGCGACCTTCGACATGCTGCAGTTCGGTCTGAGGCTCGGCGTGCGGCCCTGCCAGCTTCTGACCACGACACCGCGGCCGACGGTGCTGATGCACCGGCTGCTGGCGGATGCCAGCGTGACGGTGACGCGGATGACGACACAGGCAAATGCCGCCAATCTGGCGGCCGGCTTCCTGGAGCGCATGCGCATCACCTATGGCGGCACGCGGCTCGGGCGGCAGGAGCTTGACGGCGAGCTGATCGAGGACCGCGAGGATGCGCTCTGGTCGCGCGGCCTCATCGAGGCGGCGGCAGCCTGCAGCCCCGCCCTGCCGATCGGGCGCATCGTGATTGCCGTCGACCCGCCGGCCGGGTCCGGCCCGCGCGCCGATGCCTGCGGCATCGTGGCAGCCGGCCTCGATGCAGAGGGCCGCGGCGTGGTGCTTGCCGATCATTCGCTGTCCGGTGCGCGGCCCGATGTCTGGGCGGCGCGGGCCGTGGCGCTCTATCATGCGCTCGAAGCCGACCTGATCCTGGCCGAGGCCAACCAGGGCGGCGAGATGGTGGCCGCGGTGATCGCCAGCGTGGACGCCCGCGCACCGGTGCGCATGGTGCGCGCCAAACGGGGAAAGTGGCTGCGCGCCGAGCCGGTGGCTGCACTTTATGCGCAGGGGCGTGTCCTTCACGCAGGACGCTTTCCGCAGCTTGAGGACGAGATGTGCGATTTCGGTCCCGACGGACTTTCCGACGGGCGCTCGCCCGATCGGCTAGACGCGCTCGTCTGGGCGATCGCCGAGCTGATGCTCGGACCCCGCCGCGAACCGCGCATCCGCAGCATCTGAAAGAGCGGCACCAAAAGACCAGAAAGGATGGCGATGCAGTGGAGATGGCCCTGGGCGGCACGCCCGGCCGCCGGTGCGCGGCTCGATCGCAAGCAGGCCGACGCTTACGGCTTCGTGGCACTGCACATGCAGGCCGAGGCGAGCTGGACCAGGCGCGACTATGCCGCCCTTGCCCGCGAGGGCTTCATGCGCAATCCCGTCGCCTATCGCTGCGTGCGTCTGATTGCCGAGGCGGCCGCCGCCGTGCCCTGGCTTCTCTATGAAGGCGGGCGTGAGCATGCGCACCACCCGCTGAAGGCGCTTCTGGAGCGGCCCAATCCGCGCCAGGCGGGAGCCGCCTTCATGGAGGCGCTCTACGGGCATCTCCTGATTTCCGGCAATGCCTATGTCGAACCGGTCGAAGCGGGCGGCATGCTGCGCGAACTGCATCTCCTGCGGCCCGATCGGGTGAAGATTGCAACCGATGCAGCCGGCTGGCCGACCGCGCTCACCTATCGCGAGGGAGGCCGGAGCCGCACGGTGCCGCTTGCCGGGGAGGGCGCATCGGGCGCGCTTCATGTCAGCCTTTCCATCCGCTTGACGACATTTGCGGCTTTCCGCCGCTGGAAGCAGCCCTCACGGCACTCGACATCCACAATGCCGCCGGGCGCTGGAACAAGGCGCTGCTCGACAATTCGGCGCGGCCCTCCGGCGCGCTGGTCTATGCACCGAAGGAAGGCGGCAGCCTGAGCGAAGGGCAGTTCGAGCGGCTGAAGCGCGAGCTCGAGGAGGGCTATTCGGGCGCCGCGCGCGCCGGCCGTCCGCTGCTGCTTGACGGGGGTCTCGACTGGAAGGCAATGGGGCTCACGCCCAAGGACATGGACTTCGTGGAGGCGCGCAACAGCGCCAGCCGCGACATTGCGCTGGCCTTCGGCGTGCCGCCCATGCTGCTCGGCATTCCAGGTGACAATACCTATGCGAACTACCAGGAGGCCAACCGCGCCTTCTATCGCCTGACGGTGCTGCCCATGATCGGCCGCATCGCCATGGAGCTCACGCACTTTCTGGCGCCGGTCTTCGGAGACGGCCTGAGACTCTGGTTTGACGCCGACCGGATCGAAGGCCTGTCAGCCGAGCGGGAGGCGCTGTGGCGGCGCGTGGGTGATGCGGATTTCCTGAGCGATGACGAAAAGCGCGAGGCCGTGGGCTATCCCCCGGCGAGCGGGACCGCCGGATAAGACAGGACACAAACGATGAATGAACTCACGGAAGCTAGCTGGTTGTGGCTGGCCAAGGCGCTGGGCGCGGTCGCCGGATCGGCGATCTCGCTCGCCTACATCCTGCCGCAGGGCAGGCGCGAGGCGGCCGCGCGCTTTGCGGTGGGTCTTGTGAGCGGCCTCGTCTTCGGCGGCGCGGCCGGGCTCAAGATTGCCGCCGAACTCGGCATCGAAGGCCGCATCGGCCCCTTCGAGACCATCCTGGTGGGAGCCGGCGCGGCAAGCCTCTGCGCCTGGTGGGCTGTCGGCTTCGTGATGCGCAGTTTCGGCTGGCGGCCGGCGCGAAATGCGGATGCGGCAGGAGAGAAGGCCGATGACTGATGCAACACGGCTGACGCTCGAACGAAAACGCGCCGGGGCACCGCTGGCACGGATCGAGCCGGACGGCACCTTCATCGGCTATGCGAGCCTCTTTGGCGTGCGCGATCTTGCCGGCGACATGGTGGAGCCCGGCGCCTTTGCCGCCTCGCTCGCCCGCAAGGGCACGCGCGGCGTGCGCATGCTCTACCAACACGATCCGGGCGAGCCGATCGGCGCCTGGCTGTTTCTCGCCGAGGATACGCGCGGCCTTCTTGCCCATGGCCGCCTGACCGAAGGGGTAAGCCGCGCGCGCGAGGTCCTTGCGCTCATGCGGGCCGGCGCGCTCGACGGGCTGTCGATCGGCTTCCGCTGTCTGCGCTCCGCGCCTGATGCGAAGACCCGCGCCCGCCGCATCATCGAGGCCGATCTCTGGGAAATCTCGATCGTGACCTTCCCCATGCTGCCGGGAGCGCGCGTGCATACAGTCAAGACGCTGATGCAAAGGACAGGAGGGGGCGGCCTGGCAGACCTTGCCCCCTGCTCCCATGCGCAGCTTGCCGGACGCATCCGCCAGGCTGCCAGGCTTCTCAACGAAAGGACAGGACGACCATGAGCGAAACCGAAAGCCGCGTGGCACCCGAAACCAAGGCGCACGGCCATGACGGCCCGGACGTCAATGCGGCCTTTGCCGAATTCATGCATGCCTTCGAGATGTTCAAGGAGACGAATGACCGCCGCCTCGCCGAGCTCGAGGCGAGATCTGCGGTCGACGCGCTGACGGCCGAGAAGGTCGAGCGCATCTCGGCTGCGCTGGACGAGCAGAAGCGCGCCGTCGATACGCTTGCGCTCAGGCGGGCACGGCCGGCACTTGACGTGACCGGACACGGCATTCCGGGCGAGCACAAGCAGGCCTTCGAGGCCTATATGCGCTCGGGCGACGACCGCGGGCTGAGAGCGCTCACATCCAAGGCCATGTCCTATGGCTCAGGCCAGGACGGCGGCTATCTGGTGCCAGACGAGACGGAGGCCGAGATCGGCCGCAGGCTGAAGACGATCTCGCCGATCCGCGCCATTGCCTCTGTGCGCCAGGTCTCCGGAGCCGTTCTCAAGAAGCCCTTCGCCATCAGCGGCCCGGCCTGCGGCTGGGTGGGCGAGACCGATCCGAGACCGCAGACCGCCAGTCCGACGCTTGCCGAGCTGCAGTTCCCGGCCATGGAGCTCTACGCCATGCCGGCTGCCACCGCTTCTCTGCTCGAGGACAGCGCGGTCGATCTCGACCAGTGGATCGGCAGCGAGGTCGAGGCGGCCTTCGCCGAGCAGGAAGGCGAGGCCTTCGTCTCCGGCGACGGCGCCGCCAGGCCCCGCGGCTTCCTCGATTATCCGAAGGTCGCCGAGACTGGCTGGAGCTGGGGCAATCTCGGCTATGTGGTCACCGGGGCTGCAGGGGCCCTGCCGGCGAGCGATCCTTCGGATGTGCTGATCGATCTCGTCTACGCACTGAAGGCCGGCTATCGCCAGAACGCGGTCTGGGTGATGAACCGCAAGACGCAGGCCGAAATCCGCAAGCTGAAGGATGCCGACGGCAATTATCTCTGGCAGCCGCCGGCCGGTCCCGGCCAGCGCGCCATGCTGATGGGCTTCGGCCTCGTGGAGGCCGAGGACATGCCTGACATTGCCGGTGATGCGACGGCCATCGCCTTCGGCGATTTCGCACGCGGCTATCTGGTGGTTGACCGCACCGGCGTGCGGGTGCTGCGCGACCCCTACACGGCCAAGCCCTATGTGCTCTTCTACGTCACCAAGCGCGTCGGCGGCGGCATCCAGGATTTCGATGCCATCAAGCTGCTGAAATTCGGCACGGCCTGACGACCGGCCGCTTGCCGGGTGGTCCGGTCTTCTCCGCCGTAGCCGCCCTTCCTGCTTTCCTTCCATTCCAACACAGGGACGATCATGACCCTTTTTCGCACCGCGGCTCCTCAGGCCGAGCCGGTGACGGTGGGCGATGTGAAGGCGCATCTGCGTCTTGCCCATGACAGCGAGGATGCCTTCATTGCCGGACTGATCGCTGCCGCCCGTGCCGAAGTGGAGACACAGGCCGGGCTTGCGCTGGTTTTGCAAAGCTGGCGACTCGTGCTCGATGACTGGCCGGCAAGCGGTGTCGTTCTCCTGCGACGGCATCCGGTCCGCCTCATCCACGCGGTCACCGTCTATGGCGTGGACGGCGAGGCTTCCATCCTTGATCCGCAGGACTATCTGCTCGATGCGGCCTCAAGACCTGCCCGCCTCGGTCTTGCCGAGCGGCCGCGGCCCGGACGGCGCCTGAACGGTGTGGAGATTGACTTTGCCGCCGGGTTCGGCGAGGGACCCGGCGATGTTCCGGAGACCCTGCGCCGCGCGGTGACCATGCTCGCAGCCCACTGGTTCGAGTTCCGCACCGCCTTCGCACCGGACGAGCAGCCTGTGGCCTTTCCAGCCGGCTTCGACCGTCTGATTGCCGCCCACCGGCCGGGACGGCTGTGATGCCGGCGCCAAGCATCGATCCCGGCAGGTTCGGAACAGCTTTCGTGCTTGAAGAGCCGGTGCTCAATTCCGACGGCAGCGGCGGGCACACGGTTTCCTGGAACGCGACGGCCATGCTCTTCGGACGGATCGAGCCGTTGCGCGCGACGGCGGAATGGCACGCCGGCAGGCCGCACAGCCGTCTCACGCATCGCATCACCATCCGCTGCAACAAGACAGTCGCAAGCGGAATGCGGCTGCGCCTCGCCGACCGTATCTTTGCGATCCGTACGGTCCACGACCCGGACGAGACCGGACGCTATCTCGAACTCTCGACGGAAGAGGAAGGGCGATGAGACTTGCGATCCGCCTGACGCTTGCCGGACTGATACGCGGACTGCGCGGACATCTGCACGATCTGGCAGAAGAGGTGGAGGGAAGATACCCTCGCCACGATGCCGCCAGGCGCGAAAGATCGCGGGCCACAAGGCCCAAGCCAGGCCGGAAGCGGCCGGGAGGGACGGATGACGATGTCTTCGGCACTTGAGCTGCAGAAGGCGATCTTCGCCGTACTTGCCGATGACAGTTCACTGAGCGGCCTGCTCGGCGGACCGAAGATCTACGATCTCGCGCCGCCTGCCGCGCATTTTCCCTACGTGACCTTCGGCCGGACCAGCGTTCATGACTGGAGCACCGGGACCGAGATCGGGACCGAGCATATCTTCACGATTCATGTCTGGTCGAAGGGCCGTGGAAAGGCCGAGGCACTGGCCATCATGGCAGCAATTTCGCAACGGCTTGCCGGATCGAGCCTCGATCTTGCCGGCCACCGGCTCGTCAACCTGCAACTCGAATATTCCGAGGTGCGTCATGACGACGATCTCGCCCTGCATCACGGGCTCTTGCGCTACCGCGCGACTGTGGAGCAGCCGGCCGCCTGA